TTTCTTGTTCTATTTCGTTAGTCATTTTATTTTGCCTCTCTTTGTGAAATTTTTTGTTTCTCTTTAGCAACAGATTTTAACCATGCGTCTTCCGACATATTATGTGGTTTTAATCCTCTGAGACGTTCAACTTCTGATTTAGAAAAAGTCACCCCGTTCTTCTTGCCTTGTGTTTTTTGACGACTTCCTACAGAAGTTGAAGCGACTCTTTGCACAGCGGGTCTGTCTTCATTTTGAACGTCATTATTGCCCTGTAAATCAGGGTAAACTTTGTAAACTCTGTTATTTAGCTCACTGTAATAATCATCAGAATCAGCTTCATAACCTTCGTTAATTAAATTGTAATGTGTGAAATAAGCGAATTGTGTCGCTTGTACATTATCATCATTACTACTGTCACCATACCATTGGTTTTTGTCGTGCCAACTTTTAGCTTGTGTGCTAGGTTCTACAGTAGCTGGTGCTTGTTCTTGGTATTGTTGTGGTTGTTGTTGTTGTACTGGCTGTGGATTTTGAAAAGTTTGTTGTGACTGTGCTTCAGCCATTCTAACCTTTTCTTTCTGTATGCTCAGATCACTTTTAAGAGTGTCAGCCTTTGACATTAACTCAGCATCACCAGAATCAACTGCTTTTCTGTACAAGTCATCAGCTTGCATCTCTTTAGCTTGTATTGCTTCCTTCTCTTTTTGTATCAAGGTTTGGTGCGTTTGCAACCTTTCTTGAGCCATATAAGCTGTTTCTTGCTCTTTTTGAGCCAATCTACGCTCTAAGTCAGCTGCTTTTTCTTCAGCCTGTCTGTTGCGTTCATTCAACTTATTTATTCTTTTGGAAACAGATTTAGTATAGTTTTCTAGCTCATCATCTGGACTAGCTTCTACTACAGCCTCCTGTTCTACTACCTCTACTTCAACATCATCAGCTTCTGGCTGAATTTGTTGTGCATTTTCTTG